TAGTCCCACTTGAAGTACCACAGCCTTAATAATTAATAAATTAATATAAAATAACCCCCAAAGGAGAGTATCCGATGGGGGTGTTTTATTGATTAATTTTATTGCTTACATGGATACTTGTTGTACCATTCTTGATACCTTTTTCCATTGACGGAACTCCATGAAGACCAATCTGCTCCACCCTTAGTCATATGTAGAGCAATTTGTGCATTCACTACTGGGTTTAATAACTCAGCGTTTGAATCTAGTTCAAATTTCTCTCTACGATCTGACCCTAGTTCTCCAAGCATATTTATTTGAAATACGCCATAAGAACTATCTCCAGTTTTTACATTACCGTTGAAAGCAAGCGGACGACCATTAGACTCTGCCTTTGCAATAGCACAAGCAGATCTTAAAGCCTTTCCTTCAAACCCTACATGACGTAACATATCAACTAGTTGCCCATCAGTTAAATTATGAGCATTTTCATACTTTTCTAATTTTTTCTCTTTAGAAACCAAAAAGGCCACCTTTTGGGTGGCAGACTTAATGGACTCTTTAATTAGTAAGTTGTTTTCATTCGTTGCATTTGCAGCCCCTGAAAAAACAGTACCACAAATAACCAACGACAATACCCCTAGCCAAACATTTGCTTCTCTCATTGTAAAATACCTCCTAGAGAACAAATGCTACCAAGTAGGTAGCATGTATTAATTATAACATGAATTTGCCAGTAGAGTCAAGTTTGAGCAATAAAATATAAAAATATTTTAAATATCACATTAGTTAATGGTATAATGATATAACTATGGCCGCCTTATATAGAAATACCGATGAATCTGCAATGTCGCCTCAGCCTACGGCTCCTGCAACCTATAACCTTGGAAATATACCACCACTCGTAAACTGGACGGTAGTTATAGGAGATAGTGCTTCTTTTAGAATTTATGTAGAAGATGATCTTGGAAACGAATTAGATTATACAAATGATGAAAGTGGAGATATCACTGGGTGGGATATAAAAGCAGATTTTAGAAGGTATTCAGACAATGTCGGAACCGACTTAATATTTAGTGTAACTCCATATGCAACAGTATTTGATGATCCAGGAGAATTCACAGTAACTATATCACCAGCACAATCTAAGGAATTAAGAACTGGTGACGTATTTGATGTTCAGTTAACTGATGGTAATCGTGTTTGGACGGTATGTCAAGGTGAAATGATCATGATAGGCGAAGTTACAGATCAGAGTTAATAAATGGCTACCACAAGAATTAGCAATATATCAAACCCCGTTTCTATTCAAGACATAAAACCAACAAAAACCCTTTCTAATATAAAACCCTTTAACTCAACAGCATCTAATGTTGCTTTAGGTACAGTTCTTGCTATTGCTACATTAACCAATACCGTCGCAGTTTCTGATTTAAAACCAATACCGTCAAATTTTCAAAAAGTAGATTATGCAAAAGTTATTACACCAACATCGGTTTTACCATTTAGGCTTACAATTACAAACATTGGCATTGAAGGATACGATCCAGCAAATCCTCCTGGAATTGGCATTCAGATAATTGGTTTTTCTAACTATATACTTTAACATAATGATATAATAACCCTATGGCAAAGATATCAACCACCAACGTAAAGGCTCTGTTTCAAACAGGCGATAGACCAACGCAAGAAAACTATATAGATTTAATTGATAGTACTTCTGCTAGGTCTACCGATCTTGGATCAGACGGAAATAACGAGTTAACAATTAATGGAATTGAAAACTCAACAGTGTTTGATAGTTTTGCATCAAGTGAGTTTAGATCAATGAAGTATATGATCTCACTCAAGTATGTAGCAGGCGGTGCAAATAAGTACTCTGTTACAGAATTAACAATATTGAATGATGGATCAGATGTATCTGTTAGTCAATATGGCACTATTGAAAATGATGGGAATATTGGCACCATCTCTGTTTCAAAGGCTGGAGACACAGTTTCACTAACTGTGGTTCCTGTGGGGGGAAGTACACCTATAACTCTACGCTATTTGCGTATGGGATTAAAGGCCTAACCAAGGAGATAAAAGATGGCAACCGTAACAAAAGATTTTAGAGTAAAATCGGGACTGATAGTTGAGGGATCAACTGCGACCGTTAATGGAAAGAACGTAATCACAGCAGGCATTGTAGATGCTAAAGGTGATTTAATTGTAGGTAGTGCAGATGATGCAGTAGCACGTCTTGGCATTGGTACAAATGGTCAAGTGCTTACAGCAAACTCATCTGCCACATATGGTGTTGAGTGGTCAGCCCCAGCAGCAGTTGGTGTATTTGATACACAAATTACTTTTGAAGGTGCAACAGCAGATGCTTATGAGACTACACTTACAGTTGTAGATCCAACAGCAGATCGGACAATTACACTTCCCAACGTAACTGGTACTGTAATTACAACTGGCGATACTGGTACAGTTTCAGCAACAATGCTTGCTTCAGATTCAGTAACTACCGTAAAAATTACAGATGCTAACGTAACAGAGGCAAAACTTGCATCAAACTCAGTTACAAATGCTAAGATTGCTGATAGCGCAGTAGATACAGCAGAGATTGCAAATAGTGCTGTAACAACAGCAAAGATTGCAGATGCTAACGTAACTAATGGAAAACTTGCTTCAGATTCAGTAACCACAATAAAGATTACAGATGCTAACGTAACAGAGGCAAAACTTGCATCAAACTCAGTTACAAATGCTAAGATTGCAGATTCAGCAGTAGACACAGCAGAGATTGCTGCAAGTGCAGTAACAACTGCAAAGATTGCAGACCTAAACATAACAACTGGTAAACTTGCAGATGGCGCAGTAACCACAGCAAAAATTACAGATGCTAACGTAACCGCTGCTAAACTTGCTGCAGACTCTGTTGAAACAGCAAAAATTGTAGATCAAGCAGTAACTTCTGCAAAGATTGCTAACGATACAATCGTAGATGCCGACATTAACTCAGCAGCAGCAATCGCACAGTCAAAGATTTCAGGACTTACAACATCACTTAGCGAAAAATTAGCAACTGCTGGTGGAACAATGTCTGGTGCAATTGCAATGGGCACAAACAAGATCACAGGTCTTGGAGATCCAACATCTGCACAAGATGCAGCAACAAAGGCTTATGTAGATTCAGCAGCACAAGGTATTGATTGGAAAGCATCCGTACGTGCAGCAACAACTGCAGCAGTAACTCTTGCATCTGGTCTAGAAAATGGAGATACTCTTGATGGAGTAGTTCTTGCTACAGGCAACCGTGTTCTTGTTAAAAACCAAGCAACTGGTTCAGAAAACGGTATTTATGTAGTTAAAGCATCTGGTGCTCCAGATCGTTCAACTGATGCAGATACAGGAGCAGAACTTACTTCAAACTTTGCAGTATTCGTAGAAGAAGGAACTGCAAACGCTGATCAAGGTTATGTATTAACTAATGATGGTGCAATCACAGTTGGAACTACAGCACTTACATTTACTCAGTTTACTGGTCTTGGACAAGTAACTGCTGGTACAGGATTAAGCAAGACTGGAAATACAATTGGTATTGACGCAACTGTAACCACAAATGATGGAACTCAAACCCTTACAAATAAAACATTAACAAGTCCAACACTTACAACCCCTGCTCTTGGAACTCCAGCATCAGGTGTTATGACAAACGTAACTGGTCTACCTATTTCAACTGGTGTGTCTGGTCTTGGAACTGGTGTAGCAACATTCCTGGCAACTCCATCTTCTGCAAACCTTGCATCAGCATTAACTGATGAATCAGGTTCTTCAACAGTAGCATTTACTAACAGTCCAACTTTTGTTACACCAACTCTTGGTGCAGCAAATGCGACAAGTATTGCTCTTCCAGATGCTCTTGTTGGTTCTGCTCTTGCTACCGCATCAACTTCAGCAACAACAATTGATACATGGTCAACAGCAACATACTCAAGTGCTAAATATATCGTACAGATGAAAAAAGGTACTGATATTGAAGTAATTGAAGTTTTGGTTACTGTAGATGGATCAAATAACGTTTACTTGACAGAGTATGCAGATGTAATCAGTAACGCAGTATTAGGAACAACTGACGCCGTGTACAGCGGTGGAAACGTTCTTCTTCAGGTTACTGGCGCAGCAGCAGATACCGCTGTTAAAGTACACAAAGTTTATATTGAAGCATAACTAAAGAATAGAGGTTAGAAGTGGCAACAGTAAATAAAGACTTCAGGGTAAAGCACGGCATTATTGTAGCCGATGGCGGAACTTTTGGATCAACAGTCACAGTTGCCACTCCTACTGAAAATGCACATGCAGCAACAAAA